TCACCTTGCCGGAGTCAAGTCAGGTAGCACTTATTATTTGTACGTTAACGGAACGAGATATACAACAGAAAGCGGAAATTCCACTTCGTCATCCACTACGGTCAATATAGGAAGCAGAAATAATGCGGCATATTATTTGACGGGTTATATATCAAATTTGAAAGTATCAAATTACGCCAGATACAACACGACTACTATCCCGGTACCGACCACCCCCGCTGTTCCAGACGCCAACACCTCTCTCCTACTCAACTTCACGAATGGCGGGATTGTAGATGCCACTGGGAAGAATAATCTGGAGACGTTGGCAAATAGCTCTGTCCAAACAAAAGTGCTGAAGTATGGCAACGGTTCGCTGCTCTTTAACGGGACTTCAGGTTCGTATTCAAGAATCCAAGCGGTCGGTGATTTGTACGCTTTTTCCACCGGGAATTTAACAATTGAATTTTGGGCCTATTTCAATAGCACTGCATCCAGTCAATTTTTGACTGGGCTTATTGGGGCAAGTAGCACATTTGCGTTTTATATGCCTACAACTAGCACCGTTGGTTATTATTTAAGCTCTAGTGGCTCTTCATGGGATATTGCATCCGGGGTAACAGTTGGGACAATAACAACTGGACAATGGTACAGAATATCTCTGGTAAGAAACGGAAACACCTTTACGCCTTATTTGGATACAACTGCCGGAACCCCAACAAACTCCTCGTCGGCATTAAAAACACCCATTTCTGGAGCTGTTTTAACAATAGGGGCAAATAGCACAGGGGGTGACCCCTTTAACGGTTACATAGAAGGACTGCGAATTACTAGAGGTATTGCGAGAAGCATGACTTCTCTTCCCACCGGACCCTTCCCACTAGGCTAATCATGTTCGGCACAGCGCCATTTGCAGCAGCACCATTCTCAGGTACGTTAACCACGGGAGGGTTTTACTCGGATGCGCTGAATGACACCATCACACTCACAGACACGCTAACCACGACGCTGGACTACAACAATAGCGTTGATGACACCATCACACTCACTGATAACCTGACCTCTCAGGCTACTCTTTCGGTCTTTACGGAAGACACCATCACACTGAGTGATACCTACACAGCCGGTGCTGATTTCGTTAGCGCGTTGCTTGAGTCTATTAGCTTGCTGGACTCCCTTGATTCAGGGCTGGACTTCTTTAACACGGTCACTGATACCGTCACGCTCACGGATGCCTCAACCAACACGGTGTCTTACAGCGATGCCACAACGGACAGCATCACGCTCACCGACTCACTGGCTAACACGGCAGATTTTGTTAACAGCCTGACCGATACCGTTTCCCTTGCAGATACTTCTACAGTTACGGCGGATCTTGTTGCGGCGCTGACTGACACCATTACGCTGACTGATTCAACGACGGACTTCATCACGCAGGACATCTTCCTGAATGATTACATTACCGTCTCGGACCTTTTCATTGGCGGGCCTCAGTTTTCCAATAGCGTTGCCGATTCCATCACACTTACTACGTCACTAACCACCCAGTACGATGCCTACCCAACGCTTGCTGATACCCTGACGCTTACGGATAGCGTTTCAGCGGGGCTGGACTATGTGGTTTCCACAGCAGATACGGTTACGCTTACGGACTCGGTGGTCACGGGCGGTAATACGTTCTCGGTAACATTGGCCGATACCATCACGGTTGATGATGACTACACGGGCGGTATTGTGTTGACTGATTCAATCTTGGAAAGCCTCTCGGTCTTTGCTACAGTCAACGGGTACTTCTTCTGGCAGGACATTGACGATACGCAGTTTGCCAATTGGACCCAGATCAACAATGTACAAAGCGCCGGATGGGTGCTGATTAACACCAATAGTTAGGACTGCTATGGCAACAAACTATACAACCGTACTGAAGCTGGCCCTCCCAACGACTGGTGAGCTGGTCGGATCTTGGGGTTCGGTGGTTAACAACCAAATTACACAGATGGTTGAACAGGCAATCACAGGGATTGCCACCATCAGCACTTGGACCGGGGCGAGTCATACGCTGACCACGGCTAACGGTTCAACCTCCGAATCCCGTTGCGCTATTTTGCAATGCTCAGGAGCGCCTGGGGCAGCAGCAGAAGTCATTTGCCCTGCACAGCCCAAGATCTACATTGTCCAAAATGGTGTTACAGGGGGCTATGCCGTTACGCTCAAAACATCGGCTGGCACAGGGATTGCAGTTCCCAACGGTAAGGTCATGTGGCTTTATTGTGATGGTACGAATGTTGTAGAGGCAACAAACCATCTCGTCTCTCTCACGCTTGCCACGCCGCTTGCCGCATCTTCTGGTGGTACAGGGGTAGCTAACAGTTACAACATCAACCTTGGCGGGGATTTAAGCGTATCAGGTGCGTTGTCAGTCCTTGGTAATGACGCAGTAACGATCAACACCTCAGCCAATACCAACGTCACGTTGCCCACGTCAGGTACGCTGATTACGACAGACAGTTCCGACACGATCACAAACAAGGACATCAGTGGGGCAACGAACAACATCCATGATGTATCGCTCACATCGGATGTCATAGGAACACTGCCTATTGCAAATGGTGGCTTGGGTGTTACCACCGTTCCAACCAATGGGCAGATCCCGATTGGCAATGGCTCTGGCTATACCGTAGCGAATATTACTTCTGGCGCTGGGATCACGGTCATCGGAGGAGCAGGATCGCTTCAAATTGCAGCCACTGGTGCATTGGCCCCAGGCGATGTGATTGGCCCAGCATCGGCAGTGGATAGCCAGATTGCTTTGTTCAGTGGAACATCAGGCAAAGTGATCCAAGCCGCTACGACCACGGGCATTCTGAAGGCTAGTTCCGGTGTGATAGCTGCTGCGGTTGAGGGTACTGATTACGGCAACGTGACGAGTGCGGACACGATTGCAACGGATAACGCGATTGTTAGGTTTGATGGTACGACAGGCAAACTTGTACAGAAATCAAGTGCAGGTGTCACTGACGCAGGATTCCTTACAGCAAATGGTTTGACGTTTCCTTCAACACAAGTCCCGTCGGCAGATCCAAATACGCTAGATGACTATGAGGAAGGGACTTGGACCCCACAATACAGAACGGTTCCTAATTTTTTATCTATAAGCTACGGCGGGGGAAGGGCTGGTTACTACACAAAAATTGGGGATACCGTACATTTTAGTTTGTACATCCTAACAACGGCGGCTACTTTTGACTTTGACGGTTTCCCTTTGTATATCACCGGTTTTCCTTTTACGGTAGCAACAGGAACCACGCAATACCCAATAAACATTTCTTGGGTGCAAAGTTGGCCGTTAAACGCTCCGAGTTTTGCCCTTTGGTCAGGCAATGACATGCTTATTTATTACAAATCAGCCCCTGATTCGGATACAAACACACAGCTTGATGCGTACAACGGCTATTTCACGACTGGGTTTGGCAACATCATCTCATTGTCTGGTTTTGTAAAAGTAAGTTAAGGAACTTATCATGCTAGAAAAACAAGTTGCTGTAGACAGGATTGAAGTCGTCGAGGATGGCTGCGTTCAGGTAAGACAGGTTACGCGCATCATAGAAGACGGCGTTGAGTTATCGAAATCCTACCATCGTTGGATCTTGGTTCCCGGGCAAAACATAGCTGATCAAGAACCCCGCGTACAGGCCGTTTGCAATGCCGTCTGGACACCTGAAGTAATCGCTGCTTATCAAGCACGGATTAACGCTGTACAACGCCCTGGCGCCTGATTTCACCATGGACGATAAAACCCACGAACTAGCGGTTCTTAAAGCGCAGGCCAAGATCAAGCTTGAAGAGCTTAAAGCACAAGACTCGGCCAAAGAAGTAGCAGGTAAAGCCATTGGTGAAGACGGTTTACTGTATATCTTCCTGATCGTAATCGTGGGTGTCGGTGCATCGTTATTCCTTGAAGGCGAAAAGATCGCCGCTGTTATGGGCTTGCTTGGCGCTTCACTTACTGCACTTATTCAAATGCTTAACGGTATTGCGGGAACCGCGCCTAAGCAAGAGAAGCCTGAGTTTGAAGTCATTAAAGACCTTATCCATCGTCTTGACAAACTAGACCGTGCCGAGCAACCCATGCAGGTTGATGTTGAAGGTAGCAAAGTAACGGTCAAAAAAGGTCAGGACATCGTAACGGCTAAGGGGTAATTATGCTTTCACTTCTCTCAACACTTGGCGGGCTGCTGATATCAGGCTTGCCAAAGCTACTTGATTACTTTCAAAACAAAGCCGACCAAGCCCATGAGCTTGAGCTTGCGAGGATGCAGTCAGAGCGTGAACTTGCGCTTGCCAAGGAAGGCTATCTCGCCCAACAGCGTGTGGAAGAAATACGTACCGATCAGATAGCCATGCAGACTGACGCGCAAATGACAGTTGCGGCGCTTGATCACGACAAGCAGATCATTGAGAAATCCAGTAAGTGGGTGGTGAACTACATCGGAACCGTACGTCCCAACGTCACGTACCTGCTGATCTTAGAACTGATTGCCATCAACGCAGTGCTTGCCTATTACGTCTGGCAGCATCCACACCTTGTGCAGAACATTGACGATTTGATCCGTGTAAGTACGATCATTTTTTCTGACGATGAGATGGCGATGCTTGGTGGCATCATTGGGTTTTGGTTTGGTTCCCGAAGCTGGCAGAAGAAGTGAAAACGGGTCAGGCTGGCATTGAGTTGATGCACAGGTTTGAGGGCAAGAGTCTCAAGCCTTACTTATGCCCAGCCCACATTTGGACCATTGGTTACGGCCATGTTCTGTACCAAGAGCAGATCAAATTACCGGCGTTGAGGAAAGATGGCTATACCGGCATCCTTCGCAAGGACTACCCACTCGCAGCCCAAGATAATCGTACTTGGACGCAGGCGGAGATTGATCGCCTTTTTGAGGATGATCTCGTCCGTTTTGAACGCAGTGTTCTTAGAATGTCTCCTAATCTTGCTGGCCGTCAGTCAAGCTTCGACGCTGTGGTCAGTTTTGCGTTCAACGCTGGACCTGGGCGTTATCAGAGTTCTACGATAAGAATCAAGAACAATCGCGCCGACTATGAAGGCGCAGCAGAAGCGTTTATGATGTGGACCATGGGCGGTGGCAAGGTGTTACCGGGATTAGTACGCCGTCGCAAAGCCGAACGCGCCTTGTACTTACGGGGTGATTGATGCCTTTACGCAAAATTGTTCTCAAACCCGGTGTAGATCGCGAGCGCACACGCTACACCAACGAAGGCGGTTGGTACGTCTCGGAGAAGGTCCGTTTTCGTCAGGGCATGCCGGAGAAGATCGGCGGTTGGCAGTTCATTACGGACAACACCTTCACGGGCATCTGCCGAAACCTCTGGAACTGGGTCACCCTTGCGGCACTCAATCTTCTAGGCGTTGGCACTAACGTTAAATACTACATCGAGGCGGGTGGCCAATATTTTGACATCACGCCCATTCGTGCCAGCGATACGCTTAGCGCCAACCCTTTTGCCACAGGCTCGGGAAGCGATGTTGTTACTGTAACTGCCGCTTCTCATGGCGCGGTAGACGGGGACTATGTAACGTTTTCAGGAGCTGACGTTGTTGCGGGTCTTGACCTTAACAACGAGTACAGCCTAACGCTGATTGACGACAACAGCTACACGATTGAAGCGGCAAATGTTGCCTCAGCGGCAACAACAGGCGGTGGAGCGGCAGTTGTTGCCGCTTATCAGATCAATATCGGACAAGAGATTGAATCACCACTTGCAGGATGGGGCGCGGGAGCCTGGGGCGCTGGCGCTTGGGGCATTGGTGGACCAACACCGGCCTGGGCAAAGATGCGTTTGTGGAGCGCCATGAACTGGGGCGAGGATCTTGTCTTTGCGCCAAGAGGCGGGGGCATTTACTACTGGGACGCCACAGCAGGACTCACGAGCCGTGGTGTCAACATCACGTCACTGGCCGGGTCGACACAAGCGCCTACCGAAGTCAGTTTCATTTACGTTTCGGACATTTCCAGGTTTTTGCTTGCTTTTGGGTCTAATAACCCGGCAGATACGGTAAGTGGCGCATTTGATCCCATGATCGTTCGTTGGGCCGATCAAGAAAGCCTTACGGATTGGGCCCCTGCGATCACGAATCAAGCAGGCGATTTACGCTTGTCTCACGGTTCGCAGATTGTCACAGCCGTTCAGACCCGTCAGGAGATCTTTACGCTGACTGACTCGGCTGCTTATTCACTCCAGTACATCGGAGCGCCTTTGGTCTGGGGCGCTCAGTTACTTGGCGACAACATCTCCATCGTCGGACCTAACGCCATGGTCATTGCTTCAGGCGTGGTCTTTTGGATGGGCGTTGATAAGTTTTACATCTACGATGGTCGCGTTCAAACGCTGCCTTGTGACTTAAGACGCTACGTTTTTTCAGACTTCAATAAGACGCAAGCGAGTCAGGTCTTCGCAGGAACTAATGAGGGTTTCAACGAGGTCTGGTGGTTCTACTGCTCTGCGGACAGCACGACAGTAGATCGTTATGTGATCTTCAATTACCTGGATCGGGCGTGGTATTACGGCACGATGGCACGCACAGCGTGGCTTGATTCAGGACTTCGCGATTACCCGCAGGCGGCTGCATACAACAATCGAGTGCTTTACCACGAGTACGGGGTGGACGACAACGCCACAGATACACCTGCTGCGATCGATGCCTACATTGAGTCGGCAGAGTTTGACATTGATGATGGCGATCACTTTATGTACGTCTATCGGACGGTGCCTGATATCACCTTTGTAGGCTCCGCAGACGACAGTGATCCTGAGGTTGTCTTTACCATCTATCCCAAGGCAAGTTCTGGCTCACCCGACGGCACTCCAGCCAGCGGCACGGTGGCCTCGCCTGATTATCCGGTCGACCAGTACACGTCACAGATCTATACCCGCTTCAGAGGCAGGCAGGCCTATATCAAGATCCGTTCTAATAAGATAGGTACGACATGGCAGCTTGGAGCGCCTCGCCTTGACATCCGCCAGGACGGTCGGGCAACAGGAAGTGGCGCATGACCTATGTCGTCACCACGGAGTACAACATTGACCGGGTGGTTCCGCCTAATCTGCCGCTTGCCCCCAATCAGTACAACTCAGCCTATCAAGAGGCATTGAACAACGTCCTGCGTCTGTACTTCAACCGGTTAGACAACCTTTTGGCGCGACTTATGGCTACAACCTCTTCTCTACCGGTCACATTACCCGCAACATACTTTGATGCGTTTGGCAGGCAACGTGTTAGCCAGCCCTATACGTTGTTTGACAGCCAAAACAGATACGCAGCGGATAACCAATTCAGCGAGTCCACGGTTAATGGGGCATCGATAACTTTCAGCGCAAACGAAGCTGCTGTATTGCTATCTGCTGATACCACATCAGGATCAACCGCAGTCAGACAGTCTTACAGATCTTTTCCTTACCAACCTGGGAAGGGATTATTGGTTCTTCAAACCTTTGTCATGGCCGCAGCGCAGACAAACCTTCGCCAGCGTGTTGGGTACTTCAATACGCAAAACGGCGTGTTCTTCCAAAAGACAGCATCAACAAACGCTTTTGTACTTCGCTCTTACGTGACGGGTACAGCATCGGATGCAAGAACTGTTAACCAAGCAGACTGGAATGGCGATAAGCTAGACGGAACTGGGGCATCGGGTTTTACCTTGGATACCACCAAGGCTCAGATTCTTTGGATGGACTTTGAGTGGCTAGGTGTTGGATCAGTGCGGTGCGGGTTCATCATCGATGGTCAATATATTGTTTGCCATACGTTCAATAATGCAAACGAGATTTCCAACGTCTACATGACCACGGCGATTCTGCCTGTACGTTATGAGATTGAAGCAACTGCTGCGCTGTCTACTGGCGCAACCATGAAACAGATTTGCTGCTCGGTTGTATCCGAGGGTGGGTTTGAGCAGACATCGATTGACCATGTGGCTCGTCGTACCACGTCGTTTTCAAATATTGATACGGCAGCTTTTTATCCTATCGTATCCATCCGATTGGCATCTGGCAGAACAGGGGCGGTTGTGCTTCCTAATAGGGTGCAGTTCTTGCCGCTAACCAGCCAGAATTATGAGATTGCTTTGTTGAAAAATCCCACGCTAACCGGGGCAACATGGGCGGCAACAGTTCCTTCTGACACAAACGTAGAGTTTGATGTTGCTGCTACGGCTATCTCTTCAACGGGAACCATAGTCCAGACTGACTACATTACTTCTACGGGTAGCGGGGGCACGGCCAATACGGCTGTTGAAACAGGATATAACTGGGATCTACAGCTTGGTGCAACGCTTGCTGGTGTTAGTGATATTTATACGCTAGGCGTAAGAACAGTATCTGGTGCCACCAAGGGTGATGGTGTGGGATCGATATCTTTTTATGATCTGACGCAGTAACGTGGACAGCGATGCTCTTATTCGCGCATAATATCGGCCAATATCGCGTCCTTTCCCGGCGCGCGGCCCCTTGTAGGGCCTTGGCTCATTTGGAAAGGTTAAATCATCATGGATGAAGCGATGCAGGGCATTATGTCATTGCCCGAGGACCAAGGACCACGGGCCTCGATCACACCCGAGCAAATGGCGATCTACGATCAGATGCGCCAGACCATACCGCCTAAAGAGTTTGGCGACGAGCTCTTGAACACAGCTATGCAGGCCGATCCTCAAACGGTCCAAGCGTTCAAAGAAGAACTCATGGCGCTTGAGATCCCGCTGGACACCTTAAAGCTTTTGAACGAGATGGTCGATGCCATCTTAGCAAGCCCTAACGACTATCAAATGCTGCGTCGCGAATACATGCGCCGTGGCGTGACTGAGGATCTTTTGCCTGCGCAGTTCGACCCGGCATTTTTTGCCGCTTTGAACATGGCCCTTGATCAAATGCCCGTGCAGCAACCCCAGGCTCCGATGGCCATGGCAGGTGGCGGCATTGCATCGCTTGCACAGTACGGTCGCAACGGCGACACCATGCTTGCGCATATCACACCGGAAGAAGCCGCATTGCTCAAGGCTCGTGGTGGCGCAGGCACGATCAATCCCATGACAGGCCTGCCTGAGTACGCAAACATCTTTTCCAGTATTGGCAAGGCTGTTAAGAAGTTTGCCAGCAGCACGGTAGGCAAGATTGTCACAACGGTTGCACTTGGGTTCTTTCTTGGACCTGCCGCAGCATCCATGCTTGGCGTTACATCCTCTGCTGGCGTTGCCGCTGTGGGTGGCTTTTTGGGCGGCGCGGGATCCACGCTGCTTGGTGGCGGCAGCTTAAAAGAGGCTTTGAGAGCCGGTGCAATCGGTGGCTTAACAGCAGGTGCGGCACAAGGCGTCACAGGCGGCGCGAATGCATTTACTTCAGGTAGTTACACAGGGCCTACTACCGTTAGCGGGCAGTTCGACCGTTTGATGGGCAATGCGCCTGCACCTACTCCGTTGGTTGAAGCAGGGCCTGCCCCGGACCTTGCTTCACGGTCTACGATGATGGCCAACGAATTCGTAGGACCCAATATCCCTGAGACGCCGACAACCAGTAATTACCCCATAGGGTCGCAAACACCTGCGCCTATTGCCCCTGAACCGACTGTCATGACAACGTCGGGACAACAGGTTCCTTACAACCAGCTTCAGACGATGTCTCAGGCACCGCAGCCGAGTTACCTTGATCAAGCCAAGGGTTTGTACGACAAGTACATGCCGGAAGCGCTTGGTGGATCGCGTGGCGCGGTCACGCCTGACATGGTGCAAGCGCAGATGCCCAAGGCAGCACAAATGGTATCGACCTTGCGCCCTGATCTTGCGCCTGGATCCGGTGAATTCAGTCGTTTAGTTGCCGCTAAGGCAACGGAACTCGCAACACCGGGACTCTTGTCTACCTACGGCCCTGTCGCAGCACTTGGTCTTGGCGCAACAGCACTTGCCGGTGGGTTCAAGACAACGCCAGCCACGCCTCCGCTTGGTCTCCAAAAAACAGGGGCGAAGCTCTTGGAAGAACGCCCAGACCTCTATCGCCTTTACTACGGTGGCCTTGGTCCGGGAGCCCAGCGCTACAACCCGTACTTGCCGCCACTCCCTCCAGTAGGCATGGCTGAAGGCGGTATTGCAGACCTGAATAAGTTCCCGCGCAAGACAGGTCACATCAAGGGCCCTGGCACAGGGACCTCGGACTCCATTCCTGCGATGTTGTCAGACGGCGAGTTTGTATTCACGGCCAAGGCAGTGCGGTCCGTGGGCAATGGATCACGGCGCAAGGGTGCAAAGCGTCTTTATAAGTTGATGAAGGCTCTGGAGAGCAACAATGTCCACAACTAGTTACCAGCAACAGGTCATCCGGGAAGTTCCGGAGATCGAGGCCTATAAGCTAGGCCTTCTTGAAGAGGCACGCAACCTTTACGGTGCGCCGCTTGATCTACCGGCTTACGAGGTAGCGGGCCAGTCTGCTGGGCAAATACAGGCTGCGGACCTCTTGCGCCAGGGCATTGGTGCTTACGAGCCCTTCATGCAGGCAGGCTCGCAGGCCTTGACTCAAGGACAAACGCTCGCGCAACAAGGCGCACAACTTGCAGGCGGCATCAATGTCGCACCGCAATTTCAGGCGGCGCAAGATGCACTAGGACGGGGCCTTGGTGCGGCAGACATCCTTGGCGGCTATGCGCAGACCGCTGGCCAGGGTTTGCAGGACATTTTGGGTGGTGTAGCCGGTATCGAGCAGGCACGCAAAGGCTTGCCTGAGTACATGCAAGGGGATCTCCGCACATCTCAGGCACTTTTGGGCGAGGCAGCGCGCGGTACGCGTGCGGCAAGCGGCTCGTTCACCGCGCCCACGACGGCACAGTCTTACATGTCGCCTTACGTCCAGGCTGTGGTTGACATTCAACAACGTGAGGCACAGCGCCAAGCCGACATTGCAAGGACACAGCGTGCCGGACAGGCAGTGAGCGCAGGCGCTTTTGGCGGGTCGCGTCAGGCTGTGATGGAGGCCGAAGCTGCAAGGAACTTGGCTCAGCAAAAAGCTGACATCCAGGCAATGGGCCTACAGCAGGCTTATCAGCAAGGACAGCAGCAGTTTAATGTTGAACAACAAGCTGCTGCACAACGCGCTGCGCAGATGCAAGGCATTGCGGGCACTTACGGTCAGTTAGGCCTGCAACAAGCGCAGTTGGGTCAGGCTGGAACGCAACTAGCCGGTCAGTTGGCAGGGCAACAGGCGCAACTCGGGCTTATGCCTGCGCAGTTAGCGCAAACCCAGGCCGGGATTCTTGGTCAACAAGCCGGTCTTTATGGTCAGCTTGGCCAAGGCATTGCAGGCTTGTCTGCCCAGCAGGCAGGCATTGATCTTCAGCGCGCTGCACAGTTGCAGCAGGCAGGCCAGGGCATTGGCTCTTTAGGCATGCAGCAGGCTTCACTGGGTCAGGCCATGCAGCAGGCAGGGCAATCCGACGTCAGCGCCTTGATGGGCGTAGGTGCCATGGAGCAGGCTAACGCACAAGCGCAGCTTGATGCGATGCGGGCTACGCAAATGCAAGACGTTATGGCTCCTTACCAACAACTCGGGTTTGTGGCAGACATCTACAAAGGCGCACCCAGTTCACAAAGTTCATTGATTGCAACCAGCCAGCCTTCGGCAAGTCCCTTCCAGACAGCAGCAGGACTGGGGATCGCAGGTTTGTCGGCTGCGGCGGGCGCTAAGAAAGTCGGACTCGTTTAGGAAAAATGATGAAATCAAAAGTCATGGATCGGCCCATGTTTAAGGGCAAAAAGGATGATCCCGAAGAGGTCGGAATCATGTCGCTTTTGATGGGCGAAGATGACGACGATGAGGGTGATGAAGACGAGGACATGTCTTCGTTGATGGATCGTCGCCCTGATTCACCTGAGATACTCATGAACAACCTGCGAGGCGACGTACGCTCTGTGGATGCACGCTTTGAGGAGCTTGCTGATATGGTGGGCTATGGTGCAGCGCAGCAAACTCCACCTGAAGTGCTCGCTCTGCTACAGCCCGTGCTTGCTGCGGAGCAACAAGGCATTGCTGCATTACCCGCCGTGGCCCCTGGAGGTGCTCCAGCAGGTATTCCGACACCGCCGCCGCCAGTCGGTATGCCTCCTGGTCCAGGGGCCGCCCCTCCACCGATGCCGCCTCAAGCAGCGGGCATTGGTTCATTGCCCCAGGGCATGGCCATGGGAGGGCCTGTCCAACGTTTTAGGAGAGGCTCAGACGAAGACGGCGTCGAGCCCGCAGATACTGAGCCGTCTGAAGACGATGCAACTGGCGGTGCTGGAAGGGCAGGCTTAGGCGCGGTTAACTATGCACAAGTCCTGAATCCTGCGCAGATAGCGGCTGCGAAAGCTGCTTTTGCGCGTCTCTTCCAGGAGCCTGCCCAATCAACGGAGACGCTTGAACAAGCAGCAGCGCGCAAGACTCGTCTTTACCAAAGCTTGCTTGGGCAAGACAAGACCGCCACTCAGGCACAAATGCTTTTTGACTTAGCAGGAGCTGGACTTGCACTGGCCGGAAATGTGGATCCACGCACGGGGCAACCGATGCGGGGCTCTTTTGCAGCTCGTCTTGCAGGTGCTGCCAGTCAGCTTCCGGCGCAGATTGGTGCGCGCGCTTCGGAAGCAGAGAAGATGGCGCAACAGATCAAAGCGCTGGGGCTACAGTCGGCGGAAAAAGAGCGTGAAAATGACAGGGTAGCAAGACAGCGCCGTGAGCAGTTAATCGCGGGTATTGGCAAAGAGATCCTACAAGGTCAAGCTGCTGAGAACGTTGCTAACATCAGAGCAGGAAAGGCCGCTGCCGATAAAGGCATGACGCCTGCTGTGATGAATGCGTTGATGTCGAACCCGGAATTAGTTAGAGAGTTTGCATCGGGAGTTAACTCGGCTGACACGACAAGACTTGAGTTTGCGATTAAGA